TGGGGTCCCCGGATATTGCAGCTCATGCCCATGACCATCTATGAACGGCTCGTCCACGCCCACCTCCTGCCCGTCCATTGACAAGTGCCATGCGCGCGTTCGTCCGTCAGGAGTGGCGATCCATACTTTAGTCATCACGACCCCCGCCGATTCGTAATCATGGTATCTGTCGAAACGCCCCTTGTTCTCGGCCCCGGTCACCATCGTCCTCGCCGCGCGCACCGCCGCGACCCGATTATTTTTCACGATCGGCAACAGCCGTTTTGACATTTTGTCAATGCTTTCTCCTTGCAGGACTCCTTGGAGCACGGAGCTGTTTATTTGCTGAGTGTTCCACGCCATGTCCTTTGCATAATTGAGCGTTTTTTGCGGCAGGGAGTTAAGCAGGAGATTGCGCACCATGTACTCATTCCGTATCGTCCAGTTGGGCTTGATTAGCAGGGCATCGGGATCCACTTGATTGAAGTTCCGGGCATAAATGCTCGGAATCCTCCCGTTCACGTAAGCGAGGGCAATTTCATTGACCCGCGCCAGACGGTACGCCGTCTGCGCCACCATTTCCCCGTACCATTGATTGCGCAGCGTAAAATTGCGCAGGGCATTTTGGTATTTTTCCAGAGCTTGCGCCTTTTTGTCTGCCGGGGCCGCCATGTAATCGGCGAACAGCTTTTCGAGCCTCGTCTTGCCGCGTTTCATGTAAGCGTCCCATTTCTCGGTCAGTTCGCTTTTCGCCTGTTCGTAGATTTGCCGTATATGCCTCTCCATTTCTGCAAGCTGTGCGTCCGTCCATTTCCTCGCAGGATCAGCCATTATTTTTTCTTGCCTCCCTTTTTGGACATTGCGGTGGTCTTTGAGCGGCCGGCGATATGCTCATAGGCCTTGTCTTTCCTTGTTTCGTAATCTTTTCTCTCGGTCTCGCGGCTGGCTTTCGTGCTCGCCGTGACGGTCTCGCGCTGGCTCTTGTGCGCCGCGGTGACCTGCTCCTTTTGGAGCTTTGCGGCATCGCCGATTTTCTGCTTTTCTGAGCTGATATGGCTGCGCAAGGAATCAATCAGCCCCTTTATATGCTCCCGGACTTTTGCTTTTTGTTCCTTTGAGGCATTCTTGACCTTGCTGCGCAGCGTTTCTATTCGATTCTTGCACGATTGAGAGAGCTGTTCCTTTTTTGCCTTGGCTGTGTCTGAGATTGATTTCTTTGTGCTTTTAGCCCATTCAGAAAGGTTTTTTCGTTGCGCCCGCCCAGTATTGGTGATATTCTGGTTTATCGCCTTGTGTTCCTCGGCTAATTGGTGTTTCGCATAAGCCCATTGCTCTTTCTGCTGCTCCGTGAAGCCCTTCGTTGAGCGCCGTCCTTTTTTCAGCCCCTTTTTACGATAATTGATATAATACTCATGCGCCGCTACGGGATCGTAATCTACTGCCATGCTTTAGTCCCCCAATTCTTCCAAAAGCTCTTCGAGCTGCGACAGGACGTCCTCCAGCGCGCTGTTTTCAGAATCTTCAGAATCTTCGGAATCTTCGGAATCTTCGGAATCCTCTTCTTCAAGATTCTCAAAATTTTCGGAATCCTCGGAATCCTCGCCCATTCCCTGCATCGCCATGGCTTGCTCCATCCTTTCAGCTTCTTCGGCTTGTTTGCGCTCCATTATCCCCTCGATTTCGTCAGGAGACAGGAACGGCAAATGTTCCAGTATGGTCTGAGAATCAAGGAACTGCGCCGCCGATAATACCATTTGCGTTTCTTCGGTCATGTTGACGACTTTCGTGCGCTTGAAAGTAGGGGAGTCCTCCACTCCGATCAATTTCAGGATATGATCGATGAAATCAGACACGCACATTTCAAAACGGTCGCATTTCAAGTCAAGGTTCTCATAAGCCGACTGTATCGCCGTTGCCGTGACCGACCCAGCGGAAATTTTGTCCGTGTCAAGAGCCATGGCATCCCGATAGAGAGAGTCACGGATGTCTGCCAGCGCCGCTTGGCTCGCTTGATACGGTACCTGCGTTGTGTGGGCTTCTGCCTTCGCCCCGTCATCTTCCATTACGGCGGCGTGGACGGTTTTCATGTGCTGGATAAACTTGGCAAGATCGACATCATCCATTCCAGAAGCGTTCTGAATCGTCCAAAATACCAATGAGGCCTCATCGATTGTGTTGCAAAGGCCGCTTTGAATGAGATCATAGCCGTCTATCTTTTCACGCAAGCCCACGAGTTCACTTTGATGGGTCAGGTTCCCCCATAACGGCACGATGGGAAATCCCGGATAATTCTCCCCATCGAGGATTTTGATTCCATCGTTATTTGTTTTCGCCACAATTTGCACATAAGGTCTCTTGGGGTTCAGCACCTGCCCCTCATCGGTCTGCCCCCGCCCATTGACTCGCCATATATAGTCGGTATAGCCGTCCTCCTCGTAAAGAGTCGCACGGAGCGGCTTTAAGTTGTCTATCTGCCACCAACGGATTCCCGCATGGAGCGCACCGTCTTCTTCACCGATAAGTGGTACAAACTCGGTACACTTGAATGTATCCACATGATCAAGGTTAAAAAAGCCATACGCAACGCCACCCCACAGGGCAAACTCGCCCAGCTCCATTAGCACATTGTCAAAACGGTCGCCACCTAAACGCTCTTTTGTCCCATCGTTGTTGAAAGTTACGCCGTTGCCTAACAGATAACTGTTCTCCTGCTCAATGAATATCGGGAAAAACGCATTGCAAAACTTATAGTTTGCGCTGAAATTGTCCGGCACAGCCTCGCCCGATAGCGTATACAGTAGCTTGCGATATTCGGATATAGTGACATTACGTTTCCTGAAATAGTCATACGCAATCACTGCATTCTTGTAGGTATCCGAACTTTTATAATCTCCGATAGCCGACAGGATGAAGTTGATACGCTTAACATCCGATCCCTCGGCTACGTCCTGTAAGTCCTCGTAGGTAAACATAGCTTGCTCTCCTTACCATAAGCGTGGTGCATTGTCGCGTCTTAATGTTTTTTTAATAACACGCTTTGTCTTTACAAAATAACGCATTGCATCCATGCAATTATGAACGATCAATCCGTCAGCCACAGCAAAATTGTGATTATCCTCAACCTCCATGTTATAAACATCTTCATAGCCAATAACATGGACAGATGTTACTTTTTCATGTTTTCCATCTATTACTTGAAGATATTCAAACATACATCGCCCAAGTTCTAACCAGCCATTTATAGTTAAAATCAAATGGTCAATTGTGCCTTTTACTGTTTTTCCACTTGATGTTCTCAACTCCCATATGGGGACTTGTTTTTGTGTCATTCGGCAGTCCTTGTACGATTTCAGTTCGGCTTCGCCCGTGAACACATTGAAACTCCATACTTTGCCTGTCGTACCAACCAATTCATTTATTGGTTTTTCACCGTCTTCTGTCATAACAAGCGTATCGCCGGTTAAGCAATGGTCATTTTCCTTAACCGGCCGATCAATAGTCGAATCCTCATCCCAACAATAGCCCCCGGCTTCTTCTTGCCACGCTTTCAGCTTAGGCGAGATTTTCACATAACCATTTTCTAAGGCATTGGCCGTTTCCCTTATGCCATCTAAGACATCATTATCAGCCGGAATCACTTTGTAACGCTCATCACGCTTGCGTAGCAAAGCAATGAAGGACGCCGCAGACGGATCAATGATTGTAGGCAGCTTGCCCTCAACCTCGATATCACCACACCATACATCAATATCCTTGGCATAATCCTCATCCGTTTTTTGCCTGCCCTCAGCACGACCTGAATAGTAATATTCACGGATAGCATACCACACATCGCCGTATTTTGCCCACAAAAGCGCCGCAAAGGCATTCATAGTACCGTAATCCATGGACAGCACAAAATCGGACGGTACAACGCCTTGTGGCGGTTCCTGCAAGGCTTCCTCCCACATAGGATACACAAGGCCCTCGGCAATATAACGTTCGCCTAAGATATCACGGCGATACCAAACGGAACCGGGGACATATTGTGATTCAATCTCGGCTTTTCTCTGTTCGGAGATAGATAAATTGTCGTGAATCGTAAAATGCTGATATTGATACCCGCCGACATACTGTGTCTTATATAAGTCAATATAATCCTTGTAGATTCTATGACTCGGATTGCAAGGGTTCAAGTCCCACAAGACAAGCGGCCAGATCGCAGCCACCTGACGGCCGAATGCGACCTTGATAAACGAAGTCCGGGAGTCGTCGCAGTCATAATGCTCGTTTATCTCCGTGGCAATCCATAGACCATAAGAGTTCCCCAGAATGCGCTTATAGGCATCGGCCTTTGACGCGCCCGTGAAGATGACCACCTTGTCGCCGGTCTGTGTTTTTAGATACAGGGCTTCGTTGTCTTTGTACTTTCCCCATTTGCACCTGCCTCTGAAAAGATTCTCCAACCCGAACCCATTGCAGACTCCAATGTTAAGTTTGGCGTTGCCCAGCGTTGACCCCGTGGCAAGATGGATTCTGTCAGGGCACTCTTCAAGGTACATTGCAGCGATTATGCAATGATCTATTGTCTTGCCACTACGAATAGCGCCCTCGGCAACATTCATCTTGTTTTTGAGCGCGTTCTTTATGTAGTCCTTATGCTTTTGTGAAAACGGCTTCCAGTCAATGGTCTGCGATTTTTGAGTAGGCATAAACTACCCTCATAAATTAAACATATTTTTATTATAATCAGTCAGCTTGCGCCAACGATTATCATACTTTGAAAAATCACGAGTCATAACCATTGAATCACCAAGCATATTGTAATAACCAGGCCGAGATACCCTCGAAAAACCCCACGCTACACGCTTGTAGGGCAGCCAAACACCACCAGTAGCCTGTGTGCGCAGCTCGATATAATCGCCCATATTAAGCGCGTCAAACGTTTCCTGCATGGTCTTGGCAGCATCAATCCCGGATTTCGCGCCGCCGCCTATACCACTTACGCCACTACCCATTGTTTTCACCCTCACTTTCAGCCGGAGCATCATCCCGGA